CAGGGAAAAGATTAGTACAGAAGATGTTATTGAGAATTTTCCTGATGGCATTACTATTAACGCGGTAGACGTAATTAAGACATCAACTGCAACATATCCGGTATTCACGTTTTTAGAAGATAATATGAAGTTCTACTGTGGCGGCATCGTATTAACAAAGATTGTTAATATGTGGTTAGAAGAATATAACGGAGACTTAGGAATGTTAAACCATGACTTAGCTGAATCCGGTGGAGTGAAAGTAAAGCTTACTGAATCAAAAACAAAGGACAAAAAGAATGTTACCACAGTAGAAGTAATGTAACATGGTTGATGAAAAGAACATAATTTCCGAAAATCCACGGCAACTGTTAGCGAATATGAATAAGCGTTTGAAGAGGATGACCGCTTATCTAGGGGAAGAACACGACTCAATTCAGTTGTTAAAACATCAATTAGAAATGGTTTATGGTTACGAGTCTATTGGAGTTCCAACGTTTAAAGTTGCCGGATTGACGGAAGAAAAGAAAAAAAAGTTAATTGATATAGCAGAGACTTATAAACAGTCTGGTTATAGTACAATTAGAGGACTTAAAAGATCTTTACAAAATAAGGGTTTTAATAAGTTTACCAATAACATGAGTCAGTCACAAGTAGTTTTTTGGGATACTGTTTTTTCTTCTCCATCATGGGAGAAAATCAAAGAATTATTTTATGAAGATTCAGATAGAGCAATAGCAACCGCTGAACGTGTGGAACGGTTCACCGAAAACCCTTATTCACTCGATGATATTTTCTCAGTTTGGTCACACATTGCTAAAGAAGATAAACCTAATTTTAGGAAGAGTGTTGATATTGTTTTATCAAGATGGAATAAACTCGATGAAAATAAAAGAAATGTTACAAATTTCAGAGAGTTTGTAACAAATATTATGCAAGGATTGTAAAGTATGTATAATATCAGAGACTCACCATTGTCAGAAATAGACTTCCGAACTTATTATTTTAAAAAGAAAAACAGGGCTGACATTGTAAATGATGATATAATGTGTTTTGACATTGAAACATCCAGTGGTTTTTTACATAAAGATAGCAATACACTTGAACCATACTTGGGAAAAAGTAAAAAATATTATGAAGATTGCAAGAAATTTGCTATCTGTTATGTATGGCAATTTTCCATAAATGATAACGTTTTTTGGGGAAGAACATTGGAAGATTTTAAAGATTTTTTACAAGAATTGGAATACTATGAACCACATAAGAAAATAGTGTATATACACAATTTTTCATTTGAATTCCAATTTTTGATAAATATATTAGAATTTAACTATGTTTTTGCAAGACAGGCTCGAAAACCATTGTTCGCTGAATGGAGTACCTATCAGTTTAGGTGCAGTTATTTTCTTACAAATATGAGTTTGGCGGTATGGGCGGAACAACGAAAATTAAAAGTAAAAAAATTGGTAGGTGATTTAGATTATACAATTTTGAGGACACCAAAAACGAAACTTACTGATACAGAGTTAGCTTATTGTTTTAATGATGTATTAGTTATGTATTATGGGTTGTTGCAATACAAAGAAAAATACGGTCACATAATAGACATACCGTTTACACAGACAGGAGAAGTAAGAAAAGAAGTTATTGAGCGTATGAACGTAAGTAGTGAGTACAAATATAGGAAACGTTGTTTAAAACTTATTCCGGAAACAATAGAAGATTATTCTTTACTGTGTGATTGCTTTATGGGTGGTTATACTCATAGTAATGCAGTGCATACGGATATTGTATTAGATAACGTTTGTAGCAAAGATATATCATCTAGTTATCCTACTGTAATGTGCTTGGAAAAATATCCCATGACGTATTTTGAGGAAACAATACCTTGTGACGATTATTTTAACAATGATAACTATAGTTACATAATAACGTTCGATGTCGAACATTTACGGTCAAAACGTTGGAATACATGGCTCTCTTTTTCCAAGTGTACAAAGATAAAAGGCTATTCGCTTGACAACGGTAGAGTTTTAAAAGCGGATTTTGTACAGTTATCACTGACAAATGTAGATTATGAAATGTTTCAATTATGCTACGATTTTGAAAATCTTAATATAATAGATTTTCGGGTATCGAGCAATGATTATCTTTCACCTACTTTTGTAAAATATATATTGGAACTATACGGAAATAAAACTACATTAAAGGGTATCGAAGAACAAGAGCCGTTATATATGAAAAGTAAACAATATATAAACTCGATGTATGGAATGATGGTTACAAAGAATATAACCGATACAATAGAGTTTGAAGAAGATAGGTGGAAAAAAGAGTTATTAAATGAAAATAGCTTTTATACAAAAATCGCAAGCGAAAAAAAGAAACTATCCAAGACATTTGGTGCATTTCAGTTCGGTGTCTGGGTGACAGCGTATGCAAGACGCAATTTGTGGCAAGGTATTTTAGCCTTAGACTATAATGTTGCTTATTGCGATACCGACAGTATAAAATTTATAGATTGTGATTCTAATTTTTTTAATGAATATAATAAAAGAATAGAAGAACGTGAAAATGAACGCGCCGATATGCTTGGAATACCGCGTGAAAAATTTTGTCCGAAAGATAGAAAAGGTGTACCGCATAGACTTGGAATATTTGACGATGATGGTCAATATAAAAAGTTTAAAACATTAGGAGCAAAAAAATATTGTTATGTGGATAATGATAATAAGTTACATATGACTGTATCGGGTGTTAGAAAAAGCGCAGTATCACAATTACATGACATTGACGATTTTAAGGATGGAACTGTGTTCGATGTCGAACACGCTCAAAAACTTTTAATGACGTATATAGACGATATGACACCTATTGTGTGGAATAAGGGGCAGTACGATGAATTTTACAGCAATTATCAACATGGTATATGTGCACAGCCTACAACATATAGTTTGGGAATTACTGACGATTATGAGTCAATTTTGACAATGGTTCAAAATAAGAGAGGAGTGACAAGTATTTTTGAAAGAGAAACAGAGATATTATAATATAGATAATTTATTATCTAAAAAAGCCATGTATAATATGTTGCTAGGTGAACGTTCCAATGGTAAAAGTTATGCTACAAAGTATGTTGCTTTATGGGAAGCATATTATGAAAAAGATATACGAACCAAACAACCTAAAGAACGTTGTCAACTTGCATATTTAAGAAGATGGCGGGATGAAATAAAGTCGCGTGACGTAGAAGCGTATTTTTCGGATATGCCTATTATAGAAATTACAAACGGCATGTTCGAAAGTGTTCGAGTGTATAGAGGAGATATTTATTTAATACATGAGGAAGAAGAAAAAATTCTTGATAGAAAAAAGATAGGTTCTGCTTTTTCTTTAACATCCGCTACGCATTACAAGTCGCTTGCTTTTCCAAAAATTGGAAATATCATTTTTGAGGAATTTATAACAGATAGTGGGTATATTGCTAACGAGGTAAGAAGCCTTATGGATATTATATCAACTATAGCAAGACGTGACTACGTTAGAGTTTTTTTGATAGGTAATACCATTTCCCGATTATGTCCTTATTTTGAGGAGTGGCAACTTACCCACATAAAAACGCAAAAACAGGGCACAATAGAAATATATAGGCAGTTTACAAATCAGTATGACGAAAAAACAGGTGAGCCTATTGTGGTAACAATAGCGGTGGAGTATTGCGAAAACACAGGAAGTAACTCGAAAATGTTTTTCGGTAAAAAATCGGAAATGATAACAACAGGAGTGTGGGAGACAGGCACGTTCCCACATTTACCGGAAAAATTAGAACACTATGATATTTTATATCAAATTTATTACAAGTATACAAGTTTTAAATTTTTGATAAACCTTGTAAGACACAAAGAAACAAAAGAAACTTTATTATATGTTTATCCTGCAACTAAAAATATTCCCAAAAAATGTAAACGAATTGTCACAGATGATTTTACATCTAATCCACTAGCAACGTACAACTTGACGGATTTATTAAAGTATGATAATATAATAATGGATATGTTGAAAAACAAAAAAATAGCGTTTAGTGATAATTTATGTGGTACAGAGTTTACACAAATAAAAAAAGAAAAAGGAGTGTATTAAAAATGAGAAGTATAGACACATTAGTTCCACCTATTGAAAACGATAACAGTGGTAAATTATCAGAAGATAATACCGCTACTATTAAAGCCATAGAAGAAATGGCAACCGCTATGAAAGAAGTCGTTGAAGGTTCGACATCGAACACAAATAAAACTCTGGAAACGTTCAAGACGGCTTTTGATAAACAGTTTACCACACCATTAAACGGTGATGATAATAAAAAAGTAAATGGTTCTGGTGAACCGGAAAGTGAGGAATAATTGTATGAGTACAGTAAATCAGATTTACACCTTAATCAATGAGGTGGCTAAACAAACTTTTGGAGAGAGTGCAGTAACAGTAACCGATACATCTACTCTTGTAGCGTTGGGTGATAAAGTTTTATCATCGGACGTTGACACGGATAAGTTCGCTAAAACATTAGTAGACAGAATCGGCAGAACAATTTTTTCTATCCGAAGATACAAGGCAAGCGGTGACGATGGACTTGTAAAAGAACCTTTTGAGTACGGTTGTATTGTTCAGAAAATTTATGTCGATTTACCAGAAGCAAAAGAAAACAAAGCGTGGGAAATTGGAGAGGATTCTTACACACCATCTTTTGCACCGATTATTAAACCATCCATCAAACAAAAATTATTTGAAAAAATGGTCACATGGGAAATTGATGTTACAATTCCAGACTTTATGTTTAAAACTGCATTTACATCCGCTCAAGGTGTCGCAACTTTGATTGATGCTATTTTTACCACAATGGATAGTTATATGGAAATTGCGTTAGAAAATAACAAAAATCTTACTCGTGCAACTTTTATTGCTAATAAGTTACACACAGCTAAACCATGTGGAAAACATAACTTATTGACAGAATACAACACTTTAACAAATGCAAGTTTGACAGTCGCTAGCTGTCTTCGTGATATTGGATTTTTAAAATGGGCAAGTCAGCAGATCAATTTATGGGCTTCTCGTATGAAACGCATGAGTATTTTGTTCAATGATGAAGAGTACAAACGGCATACCCCAACAGCCGATCTTGTCGTAAATGTTTTACAGGATTTTGATAGTGCACTTGTATCTTATCTAGAATCTGATACTTACCACAATGAAATGGTAAAGATTGCTAATACATATAGCACATTACCATACTGGCAGGGAACAGGAACACGCTATGATTTTGAAGATACTTCAAAAATCAATATTAAACTTGATGATACTACCACAATTGAGCAAACAGGTGTTATTGCTGTAATGTATGACCGTGAGGCAATGGGAGTAACAATCACAAAACGTAACGGAACTACAGAACGTAACAACCATGACGAGTATACTAACTATTACAACAAAGCGACATATGGATATTTTAACGACATGAGTGAAAATGGCATTGTTTTCTATATTGCCGAAACCTAAATTTGACAAACGACGTCGGACTATAAAGTTCGACGTCGAACATTTCTTTAAAAAAGGTGGTGTATATATGTTTTTATCTGATTTTTGTGATAATTTAAAAAATATAAAAAAAGAAGAAAAAGAAGAAATGAAACTGCCGTTATCAATTTCTTATTGGACTGATATGCTTTTTGAAAAAGCCATAAGAATTTTTGAGTGGAGTGGTGACTTACCTTTCCCACAGAAAGAAATTGAAATGCGATTATTATTATATGGTTATTGTGGATATGTAAAAGACACAGCCGTAGGGGAAATGGTTTCAATAGGGGGAATGAGCACACCAACACAATATTGGGATGAATTTAAAAACTTTACTTATGCCGCTGCAACTGCTAACGGTGGTACTAGAAAAATAGGTGAAGATTGTGTTATCATAAACAATACCGCATTAAGGAATCCATTATATCCTATGATTAAACGTTATGCAAATTTACTAGCGCATACCGATGTATCATTAAAAATGTCTCTTGTAAACTTGCGTGTTAAAAATATTATTTCCACCGATTCACAGACAACCGCCGATAGTTATCGCGCCATGTTTGATAAATTTTATAACGGTGATATTGACGCGATATTGGATGACGGATTATTGAAAAAGGGCAACGGTGGTATTGACAATCTTGCTTTAACATCTAGTGGTTCTCTAGGTGTAATGGATTGTATTGACGCAAGGAACGAGTTATTGCGTATGTTTTTTAATGAGATTGGTGTACGATACAATCGTGATAAAAAAGAGAGAATGATTGAGTCAGAGGTTGAAAATGACGAACAGATGTTACTGTTAAATATCAATGATATGCTTAAACAGCGAAAAAAAGCGTGTAACGAGATAAATAAGATTTTTAACAGAAATATTTCCGTTAAATTATCACCGGAATTCAAAATAATAGAAAGAAAAGAGGTAGAAGATAATGCTAACAATTAGTCAATATATAATGGAAAATAATGCACTTCCGTTTTCAAATTCTGATTTTGCACAAAATGGATATGAACCGTTAAGCAGTGGAGATTTTCAATGGATGCTAACGGAATGGATAAATTTTAATCATGGAGAATTACAAGTGCGTCCGACAGTAGAAAATGCAATGGAAACAGACGTTACTACAATTCAAAAAATGGTTGTAAATTTATACAAAGCAAAGAAATACACATATGAGCGTTTGTATAATTCCACTTTACTTAAATATGAACCAATAGAAAATTATGATAGAATTGAATCAATCACAGACAGCACTATAAAAGATACAACAGGAAGTACCGATTATGGGGTGCAAGGTACAACATCTAGTACAACCTCTAGTAGTGCGGATGGGGCACAAAAAAATGATAATACAACCGCAGAAAAAATGGAGTACGGAGAGACAACAACTGTTATAAAGGATAAATTAACAAAGTCTGGAAAAGAAAGAAGCACAGACAGCGGGAAAAAAGTTTCTGAACGTAACGTAGCACCGTATGACTCCGAAACTTACTATAATCAAGAAAAAACAACTGATTCTTTTGATAACTATTCTCATGTAAATGAATTGTTAGATAGAATTGATGAAACAAATAGCACGGTCAATGTTCCTACAAAAACCGATAATAAAACTACAACCGTTGTAGAAAATATCGGAGAAAAAACAAACACACAAACATCAACATCCCAGCAACAGCAACAAGCGCACACTGACACCGTAACCGGAAAAGAAGAAACAACATACAAACATGAAAACCGCACTCACGGAAATATAGGTGTAACTACAAGTCAACAAATGCTTGAAAGTGAGAGAGAAGTCGCGCTTTTTAATTTTGTTAGTATTATCGCTCATGATATTATAAAACTGATAGCAATTTGTATATATTAAAGTTCGACGTCGAACATTAAGGATGGTGATTTTATGAGTGACGTTTTACATTTAAGCGTTTTAACAACTAGAACTGATAAACGCTATTTAGTTAAAACAAGCAATGAAATAACTACAAGGGAAGTAAGATTAAAATCGGGTAGTAGCATTATTGACCCAATTTTGATAATGAAAAAACTTTCTGATTCTCACATAAGACAATTCAACTATGCGTTCATAAAAGAATATCAACGTTATTATTTTGTGAATGACATTACAGAAATGAATGGAGAACTAATAAGTGTGTCTTTACATGTAGACGTATTGAGCAGTTTTTCCAATGATATAAAAGGTTTAAGCTGTTTAATTATTCGACAAGAAAATTTAAACAACCCATATTTTGTGGATGAGGAAGTAATGACAAGAGTAAAACGGATAAGAGAAAAGAAAAATATTGGTGTAATTGGAGAAAATATTACTAATTATTATTTGACTGTAAATAATGGGGGGTTATGATATGGCATATGTAAATAAAGGAACTAGCACAACAACTAATACCATTAAATGGAAAAAAACTCAAGTAACTAATATAATAAAAAATGAGTCTACTATTACATTAAAAGATAGTTTAGCGTGTTGTTTTGTATTA